TCTAATGTCTTATATTTTGACTTCTTTGACTGATTAGCAGGCACTAGAAACAGTGAAGGGGATGTCTTCTCACGGTATTGCACACGCTCACCGTTTCGATATCCCCTTACCAACGCAGTATCACCAAAGATGATTACGTTAGTATAAAAATCACTCATCTGTGTCTTTCTTGTCGGTCTTTGATTCTAGCATGACTAGATACTTCTTCGCAACCGCAGGTGATGGATCGACAACAGTCAATACATCCTCACTTGCTATGAATACATCGTCTTGATCACTGTAGTATGGATACTTCCTCAGTCCTTCGTCCGATACTAAGTGGCAGTTTTGTATGAGGTAACTAGGCTCCTCATCCAATTCCACAAGGTCACCCAACAAGAAGACCGTTGGGTGGGATTTCAGAATAATCAACTTTAACATCATCTTTTTGTGGTTTCGATTTTTTAATAGTGGTCAATGCTTCTTCATAACGCTTGACTACTTCCCAATGGGGGTCAGCAATGCTTACAACATGTTGCAAAGAAATAAAATTTGCCCCTACTGTTAGTGGGAAGTATGGATAAAATCTCATACGAATATCACCCAGTGGATTATCTTTTTCTTCGACAAGGAAATCCTTTTCATTCATTTCCAACTGAATAGAAAATGCATCTTGGAATTCATAAGCAAGGACACGAGCGTCATCACCCTCTTTGTCTCTTACTTCTTTGATGTCGGCAACTACATCTTCGCCGTTTGCCATTCTAGCAATTTTAATACTCATGTTAGAAAGTCTAGTGACCTATTTATCTTATCATAAAAAAAGGAGGTGTCAAGCACCTCCATAATATTAAGTGATATCGTATACCTTTCGTTTCTGATGATCAGGTATCACCTTGTTTAGGGAAACAGATAGTAATCCGTTAGTGAATTTAACTTCCCCAACATTTACATCATCACTGAGGTTAAATCCTCGTGCGAATGACCTCTGTGCCACACCTCTGTGGATATACTCCTGACTATCTGTCTCGTCTTTATCTACTGACTTGATTAGAAGCACGTTAGTCTCTGTTGAGACCTCTACTTCTTTTGGATCCCATCCTGCCAGTGCTAATTCGATTCTCCATGTCTCTTCAGACTCTTTGACAATATTATATGGTGGGTATTGAGTTTGTGGAGACCCCATTCCATACGCATGTAGTCTGTAAAATAGATCGTCAAACCCTACACTGTAGCGATTTGCTGCATCAAAAATTGCATTGACATCCTTAGATGTCCACTTAGTTAGTGTCATAATTCTCCTTTAAAAGCGAGTTTAGTTTGTGTCCCCGAAGGCGACACTACTATTTAACCATGAAGTAATGTAACTGTATATGGTGACTACCGTCTCGATTGTTACAGAAAACCGTAATAAAAACTATGCTAAATAAAAGTACAATAGACCCCCTCCAAAGAGGATAAAATGAAGAAAGCATTATTCTTTATTATGGCATTGTCCCTAGGATCGGCTGCTAATGCAGGTGGATTGTCAACTAGACATCAGTCAAGTTTGCAACACACCGTTGACGCACAAACAGCAACGTATTCAAGAGTTGGAAACTCATATTCCATCTCAGGTTCAAACGTGACTACATCTCATACTGCAGCAGGTGCATCGAGTGCAACTGCAAATGGTTTGGGAGTTAATACTTACAGTGCATCAACAGGTGTTGGCACAGTAGGCACCATCACAGCATCCCAGACTGGATCAGGATCATTCTCCTATGCTCAGTCATGGACACAAGGTGATATCGGTGGCACAGGATCTGAATACCTAGACTTCGGTAGTGTATCAGTTACAAACGCAGGAACTCAAAACTCTTCTGCTAATGCACCAGGTACTCTAACCAACGCACATGCTATTACCCTAACAGGTACTGGTAACGTAGGTAGCAGCACAACAGGTCAATTCGTAAGCGAAGTAACCATATTCGACTAAGACAATGAGGAATATATCTAAACTATTCCTCATGTTTTTAGCGACTGGCGTAACCCCAGTCATAGCAGTGCCTGTGGTACCAAATTTCCAACAAGGTTCGATGACTACCCACACGGAAACGACTTCCACTGTGACCGAGACCATAAATTCGATGGACTATAACACAGGCTATCAGTGGTCAGTAACAGGAAATGGAATAACCACAACTGATAATTTATCACCAACCACGACTACATCTAATGTAACCATTGAGGGAGTGAATACAACATGGACAGGAGTAGGGACAACACCCACCTTCACACAGACAACACCAGGTGCAGCGTTTCAATACACAGAAACGATGCAAGGACCAGGCTTGTCGAATCACACAGTAATAAATCGTACCACAAACGTAACAAGCGTCACAGATACAACCAGTATTTTCTCACAATAGCGACATCCCTTGCTATGACTGGGTTTATGCCTTCTGTTAACGCAGAGACTGTTGGTGGTGTAAGTGCCACTGCGTCTCCGATCGCGAATAGTTCGGGCTCAGTGACCAATCAAGCTATACAAGTTTTACAAGGACCGTATATAACAAACACATATGGTGGTGGAATACAATGTCAGGGTGCTACCCTCAACATAACTCCATATGCCACAGGTAGTGCATCAAGTCAAAAACCGTTTGAGGCTTGGTGGGATTCGCCAGTGTACGACATGTCTGACTTAAATGATGATGGTGTGTTAGACAATCCAGGTGATATACTCTACTACGTCCCTACAAGGACAGCTCAGAAAGATAACTATAATATTTCACTAGGTGTCAGTGCTACATGGTCAAAACCACTAGACAAAAAAGCACAAGAACAATGTAAAGAAGCAGTAGCAGTACAGATATCCCTACAAAAACAAGTGACCGCAAATAAAAGATTAGACTTTGAGGTCGCAAGATTGAAAAATTGTGGTGAGCTGATGAAAGCTGGTATTTCATTCCATCCAAAGTCTCCTTACTATGCTATCTGTGCTGATGTTGTGGTGCAGAACGTTAACACTGTGATTCCACATGCACACAGTATCAATAAAAAAAATTACCAGAGAAACTCTAACGTTTCTTCTTCTTCGGAATCTTTAAAGGAGGTAAACCTTTCGATTGGCGATATCGATTAGCAGTCATCTCACTCTTTGAGATCTCACGATGCTTTCCAAGTTTCTTTTGGACAGTAGTCGTGAGTTTTTTTATGACTGGTTTTATAATTCTCAATAGTATTGGTGTGGCAGCAGCACCTGCTGTAGCTACAACTGCTAGTGCTGTCACTGAGGTTACCTGATTTAGAGGAGGTACATACTTTTCCATTGGTGAGGTAGGCTCATACAATGTGATACAGGTTTTACCATCCTGACTTAATTCATGACCTATAACCTTCTCATCTCCTGACTGTGTTACATCACCTATTCTTAATTGCCCTACACCTGGACATGCCACATCTGTAGCAAGGTCACCTGTAGGTGGCACCTCTGGTGGATCTACCTCTGGGGGTGGTTGCACAACAGGTGGAGGTGCTGCTTCTAACTGCATCTGTAACTGATCTGGCTCATAGTCCATCGCATCATAGGATGGATACTCTGCATCACAAAAGACCAAGAGATTATCAGGATCGTCTTTAATTATCTCATTATTTCTATCACTAAACTCATGTGTCTCTACACAACCTGGCATGTCAATAATAGGATTACCTATAATGACAGTGGTAGGAGGCACATTCGGAACAGTCTGATTCGGAGTGGTAGTTAACCACTCTGGTATATCTGCACTATAGATCCCTATAGAATTAACATGAGTGCTGTTAATCTGTATGTTAGGGATAGTCATTTAACAGCTCTTATTCAAATCCTCAGCCATATTTCCACCGATCTCTGCACCTTGATTGCCACCAAACATTGCTATCCAACCTGCAGCAACCCAACCAATAAAGGGAATAGAGGAAACAGCAGGAGCAGCACTAGCACCAATACTAGTCCCAACAAGTCTCCCAGTTCCTTCTGCCGACCCTATAGCCTTGATACATTCTTCTGATCTTGCAGCAGCAATACCTTGTGCTTGCTCTGCACTTAGACCAGGTGGCATATCTATCCAAGATCTCTTGTTAGATACAGGACCGCCCTGATTAGTCTTACCATCTAGGAAGTATTCCTCAGCAACCTTAGTTGTTTCTGTTGCTAGTCCTAGGAAACCACCCTTAGTCTTAATATCCTTAGTGATATATGCAGTCTTAGGATCGTTGGCTTGATAACTTAACTTATATCCATCCTTATTTGCTTGTATAGCATAAGATGTATAGTCACCTACAGGAACATTCAAACTAGGTAACTTACTTTCTTGTTTTCTACTTGCAATATAACCTATCATTCCCAGATGGGATACTGCAAACAAACTACCAACCACACCGATTGATATCCATTTTACATTCATGATAACCTCTTAAAATTTAGGCATTTCTAATGGGATCGGAGCACCAGTTGCATCTGGAAGTGAATCTCCTACCATACCAGGTAGTGCAGGTGCAAGTGCACTGCCTAACTGACCCATTGCTTTCTCTTTGAGGTCTTCAATGATTGCATCCTTTCTAATGAATACATATCCACCGAGACCAACTACGCCAAGTGCTACTACACCTGAGAAAATAGCGATTCCGTTAATAATTTTTTGCATGATTACTTAGTGTCTGGGACGATTTTAACAGGACCTGATTCAATCCTGATAGTTTGAGCAGGTGCAGTCTCTGATGCCTTAGCGATAAGAAACTCCATATCTTTCTTAGATATATTAGCACTTCCATCGGATCCATTCTTCTTCTTACCTCCTGCGGAGACGCCAAAGGTAGCTACGACTCCTGTGAAGACCGAAGCTATGAAAGTTGGATCCATGTCCTGCTTAGGAATTTTTAGTGCAGGTGGCAAATCGACATACGCTAATGTCAAAATCCCGCCAGACCAGACCAAAATTCCAAGTCGCACGAAAGTCGATAGGATAGCAAGTTGCTCCTCCTTATCCTCTGCGTGCTCTTTAATTTTTCCGATAATACCTTTTGGCTTATCTTCTTTTTTAGTTTCAGCCATGATAGAAACTTATTCGTATATTATATAGGTGTTTATTTGCTAACACTTTCTGCAGGCTGTTTCTTCTTTCCGATATTATACTTACTTTCTAAATTCCATTCCCCTTTGTCCTTATATGCTAGGACTTTAATCTGATTTAGAGGTGCTAACTCAGCATCATCTACAGGTGAAGACACAATGATCAGACCCCAGTCTGACAACAGTCTAGCGATTCTATTTCTACGTTGTGCATCGTTAGTAGTCATGTTAGATGGTTTACCATCCAGTGCAAACAACTCTTTGAAGTGTACGATGTAATATTTACCCTTCTTATGGAGGATATGACAAGATTGATATAGTTTCTTTTCCTTTCGTGATGCTACACCAATTCTGGTGAGCGTCTCCCGCACTTTCAAGAAGTCATCAGGCTCTTTTAATGTAACTTCAACCATCATGCTTGGAGACCAGTTGATCTCGTCACTCATTTCATTCCTCCAGAATTCAGTTTAGACCTAATTACTTGGATTTCTTCCTTGTTTAGCAGTTTTAATGCTTGTAATGCTTTCTCTGTTGAGTAGTTATAGTATTGTTTTACTAAGTCCAAATCAGCGTGAGTTGACTTCTTAGCCCAAGGGGAAAACCTCTTAGATTTCCTAACACTATGTATAAAAAAGTTATATTGCATGTCCTTATCAAGTGTTGCACCCAACCTATTCATCTCATTAGAATGCATGATGGTATCAATGAAGTATGACAATGCCTTGTTGACCATGAATGCAGGATAATGACGCATATACCCCTCATCATCAGTATAGTCTGCAGTCTTTAAGTTAATTGAATTAACGTAGTCAAATGGATTGTAATCTTGTGCCATAATTAATAAAAGGTTTGTCAAATAATACTTCATTGATATAATTATCTGCCCATTCAGCGTCAAACCACTGAGATAAGACCGCTTTTGTCTTCTTATTCTTTCTCTGTGATGTGCAGTAGTAAGACTGATCGTCTATCCTTTTCATGATAGATATCCAATCCTTATCTTTGTAATCTTTCTCTGCTATTCTAACATATTTAACGTATTCTCGTAGATATTCTCTAGTTACATTCAGATAATCTACTCTTGCATCATGGTCTTTCAAACGTGCAAATTTACAGTAGGGTGAGAAGACTTCTTCTGCCCATTGTGGGAGAATTCTCTCGTCTTTGAAGTGATATCTACTACAAATTGGTGCAAGTTGATAGTCGAAACTGACACCATGGACAGGAGAAATATCAACGATAGCAGCAGTCACAGTAGTGGGTGTTTCGATGATATCACACCCAAAAATAGGGATTCTATACTCTGGATCAGGGTAAAAAACACAGTGGACAATGTTTAACTTGTCTTGTAGTGTTGCTCTCTCAAGGTGAATCTTCCTAAGTCCCCTACATTTCCACATTTCATTGTGAATAGTGACTTCTTCGTGCTCAATTAACTTATGCTCGGTCTCTACTATCTCGATGGCAGGTAGACAGATGAGTTGTTGTCTAATCAGTTGTGCGAGATCATCCTGCATACATGACCTCTAGAGGATTAGCAACGATTGCCTCGTAATTCTTAATCAATAACTCTTGTTGGTTACGATTCTTACTACCTCTATGTTTCATACCGTATGTCAACTGAAAATACTCCTGTTTGTAGTCACTAAACCACTCTTCGATCTCTTCGTCAATATTATATGTAATCATCCACTTATGTGGACAGTTATTACAGTCTTCTAGGAAGACTTTATGGTCAAAATCCTTATGTAATTCAGCGTTTGTGCCATACAAATATGACTTGATTTTATATGGAGGATCTAAAAATACAAATACGTCTCTTGTCTCTGACATATCCTCATTCATGACCACTTCATAGTGTTTATTAGTGATATGCCAGTGACCTATGAGAGCACCTACTGCCTTAAGATTTTGTGCACCACGCACCGTAAAGTTTTGTTTGGATGCAGTCTTAGAAAACGAGGAATTTTCTGTCAATCCACTATAACTACACTTGTTTAAGATCCAGAAATAGCATGCTTGATCAAATGATTCAACATCAGAAATATTTTCCTTACACTTGAGAAACAACTCCTTACATAGTGCTTCATCAGTGTGTGAATTCTTGTATTCTATGAGTGCATCAGACAAATTCTTATAGTCTGACTGTAATACTTTCCAGAAGTTGTAAAGATATCCATATAAGTCGTTGACCCATACATCTGCAGTAGGGTTATCTTGTGTGAATCTTAGTGCAACGCTACCACCACCTAGAAATGGCTCCCTAAACTCCTTACAGTTAGGTGCTAGTTTGAGTAGTCTTTCTGCTGCTCTAGATTTACCGCCAGGATATCTGAGCGGTGTCTTAATGTATCTCATAATACTTCAATGTTTGCCATTGGGTAGTCAAAAGGACCAGGATTTACTTTACCTGCAGGAAAACCATTAAAACTAATAGTCATCCTATCATAATCAAAAAAATGGCGATCACTTTCATGGACTAACCATGAAGGAAACAGAATAAGTTTACCTTCTTCTGCTGCGATCTTTTCTATAGGACCTCCACGGACTTTAAGATTGTCAGATATGACCTCCATACAGTCCATTGTGCGAGGATATATTGGATCATGGAATACAGTTGCTACTCCACCTGTGAGATAAAAAACTCCCGACACTACAGACATAGGATGTCTGTGTCTTGGATGTCCTACCCCTGATCCTGCAGGTGCAATGTTGCCCCACATCAGTGATATATCTATTCTATCACATTGTAGAGCGAATGTCACTTTATATTCTTCGAGACATTCTTCAAACCATTCTACGAGCGGGTGGAATCTCTCATTTTTGTGAATATTGCCACACGTCGTCTCAACTCCCTCTGGAAAATTAAACTGCTCTCTTCTCTCGGATCTAAGAGCTTCTTTAATTTCTTCAAGATCTTCTTCATAGGTAAATTCTGGGACAATAACTGGGAATAATTTGTTTATTTTCATTTAACATCCTTCTTTTCTAGATTCATCATAGGCACATCCCATCCACCTATATTCTGATTTCCAAAAGGGAAGAAGTTAGCAGCAAGTGTGAATCTATTAACCGCTCTTACGTTAGGTTGAGACCCATGCACTAGGTAGGCAGGAAAAATTATTAACGTGCCTGGCTCTGGACAGAAATTATGTCTAGTCTCTTCATAAGGACCTCCATCTAAATGCAACTGTGCCCATTCTCTTTGTGCAAGAGGGTCTACAAACGTAGTAGGAGTTGCTTTTGTGATGTAGTAGATACTGCTCCAATAAGACATGGGATGTCTATGTGGAGTATGGTAATGACCAGTCTGAGCATCAGATCTGTTACACCACATTGATGTAATTTCCATCCTATCAGCAAGGAATTTGTTATC